CCTTTGTTCTTCCTCTCAAACTCTACACAAATATAAGAAAAATATACGTTAATAACAAATAATTTATATGTTATTTTTAGATAATTTAAGAGGGGGCAAAACATTTAATAATCGGTTATTGTTAGGCGTCGTGCCAACCCCCTCTAAAATTAAAATGGTAAATCTCCTTCTGTATTTGTATTATCTACTGAAGTAGGTTTTGGTGGCTCGTAAGTATTTTCATAAGCATAGTGTGTTGCTCCCTTTTCAGAAACTTCTCTACGTTCTGCTATTGTAATATTTACCCAACCTCTCTTTGCAATCTTTTGCAAATCTTCTACTTTAAAACTTGCATTAAACAAGTCTCCATATTGTGTAGTAACTTTTTTGATACTACTTGCTACATAATTTTTTTCTGACATAATTTATTTGAATTTATATTTAGACATATCATTTCTTATAATAACTTTTTCTCTAATCTTAATTTCATCTGAAGGCTCTTTTAACCTCTTTTTATATTCTATTAAGCCGCTATTTTTAAAATAATTTTCTAAGTTTATTAGGTTTTTTTTATTTATTTTATCTTCTTCTTTTTGAGCCATAAGTTCCCTTATAACACTCTTTCCTTCCTCTGTCATCTATGTTATTCATTTTTAGAAATTAGAGAACCTATTGCCTTAAAGTTTTCTTCGCCTTCTACTATTATAGGATTAGATTCTAAGTCAACCTCTACAATGTCAACAACATCTTTGACGTCAATATTAAGATAATTAGCTAGCCTTTGCATTTGATAATATCTTAAGTAATATGGCTTCTCTACATACTTCTCTATAGTTGAGCCTTTAATGTTTAATATTCTTCCAAACTTTTGTTTAGATATTCCTCTGATTCTTAGTATAGCTTCTAACTCATTGCGTGAAGCCCTTACTTTTTCATAATTGTTTTTCATCTTACAAGTATTTTTTTTTATTAATAATAGTTTTAATTTTATTTTTTGGTACTAAAAAATTAGTTTGGTTGTCTTTATAAAACTTTTTAGTATCATTACCTAGCAATCTCATAATGTCATCTTCTATTAGTTCTCCTAAATACTTTTCTCCATACCATACTGAGTATGTAAAAGCTCGTGAAGGGTTTCTGATTATGCTAACTACTAAACATTCCGTTCTTGACGAACTGTTTGTATTGGTCTTTGGGGTCTCTTTTAATTTCATTTTCTTTTAGATATATGATTAGTTCCTCTGCTTCTATCTCGCTAAAATCTTTTTCGTAAATTCTACTTGATATTTCTTGTTGTTGAGACATTGACAAAGGTGTTCTTCGTAAGAGGTCGTCAATCAAATCTATCTGCCAATATTCTGCTAGTTTAGGTTTGCCATCAACAACCTCATCAAACCAATCATCATTCATTAGTCAACCATTTCGTCTTGACCAAAGACACCTTGCTCATAGAATCCTGCTATCTTAAGCACAACTCTTGACATAGCTCTCTTTTCTGCCATAGCAACAGGAAACTTTTTACCACCTCCCATTAGATTAGAATCAGATGCTTCACCAAATGACATCATATTTCTAGTTAGTTTGCCTTGTTGTAGACTTGCAGTAGCTCTCATAACTACCCAATCTTTTTCCATTACAACAGGCTCGTAGGCTACTTGTATATTTTGTTTGCTTACTATCTTGTCTATACCTGTTCTTGTGATAATAACAAAGCCTCTTTTATCTTTGTATACATCTTCTTCAACAAGATTGTTTTCTAAGAATAATCTTCTTAATGCGTCCTTTTTAGTTTCTTTAACTTCAGGTTGCGTGTTTTTTATTTTCTTCATATTAGTTTTAGTTTTATTTAATTAATTTTAACCAAATGGTATGTTAGCCATTTTAGTTCTGTACTCATCTGCCTCCGCCTCTTTCCTATCATAGATAACCATATTTCTATAATCATAATCCATAATAGGTTCATCAAATTCTTCATTACAATAATCACAAACGTAAAAACAAAATCTATCAAAATCTTCACGTTCTTCGTAATCTGTGCCGCAACAACTACTTACTTGGTATGCCATATTTAATGTGTTTTCGTTAATACTTAGTTAGTTAATTTTTAGCAAAGATACAGCTTTTTTTACAAATACCAAATAATTTGTAAGTTTTTTTTAAAAAAATGAGATTTACTCTAGTATTTATCTTTATCCTTATCTTTATATTTATCTTTATCTTTATATATAAGGGTATTAAATACCCTATGTAAAGGGTTACTTAAGGGTTAAAAATAATGTGTTAGTCTTGCTACTTGACCACTATCTTTATCGTGAACAAAAGCTTCGCAGGCTTTGTATGCGCCGCAAAATCCTTTGCGTGAGTGCCAACTATCTGCTGACGAAGGGCTTCTCATATACTCAACAGTTACACCAATATAATCTTTAGCGTCTAACCATTTGTGTTTTATTTTGTGATGTAAGTGATGTAAATACCAATATCTATATTTACTTTTGCTCCACATTTCAGGTCTTTCTTGCGCCATCAAAAGAGGTAGCTTATCCATCTTAGCTCCGTCTCCGTGTTCTAAACCAATAAGATTATCACCATAAGAATAATACTTTCTGTTAGCTACACTTATATCAAACTTTACATCTTCAGCTTTTCTAAACCAACTTTTTAAAGTGTGTGCTAAATGAAAACCTGATTGATAATCGTGATTACTCATACTATGTATAACATCTACAGGAGCTATTTGCCTAAGGGTTTCTATACACTTAACATACAGCATCAATGCTATTTCGTAGTGTTCCCACCACTTACCATCTGTATCTTGATGTGTTCCTTTGGTTGTTGTATTATACACATTATCAATATGTAAGACATCATTACCTATACAAAACATTACCCTGTCAATATTAAATCCTTGTGCTTTTTCTATAAGACCTTCTATGCCTTCTAAAACACGCATCACAGCAGTTTCACAGTCATATTTTTCTCCTGTTTCTAACTCACTAGCATACTTGCCTATGTGTATATCAGCAGGATTTATAACAAGAAGATGATTACCTTTTTTTCTTTTTATAGGAGTATAAGTAGGAGAATATTCTTCTATGAAGCTATTTATTTTTTTAAAGATTTGGTTCTCACTTAGACCGTAATCTTCCTTTGTGACGATAGAGAATCTTAATTCTCCACTCATACTTTGCCAATGCTTTACACTAACGACATCATTCTTATCAATTCCTCTTTCTTTTAAGTGTAGGTCTAGCGCAGTATTTCCATTAATGTTTTCTAAATTATTGCCTCTGAACTCATTAATAAGCTCAACTTCTTCGGCAGAAAGTCTTAATCTTTTACCTTTTAATTTTTCAAGCATAATTTATAATTTTAGTTATAGTAAATATAAAATAAAAAAAAGCTTATAAAAAGAAAGAGTGAGAAGTTATTAACCTCTCACTCTTAATTACTGCTAACTAAAACCCACTATGAAAACACTCAGAGAAGGATTACAAAGTTAACTATATTTATTTAATACGCAAATTATTTCTTTGCTTTTGCGGTATCAGCAATACCTTGTCCTAAAACTAAAGCTGCAATACTCATAAGTATATTGTTTACTTCTGTTTCGTTTAAGCCAAACTGCTCACTTAAAAGCGTTGTAAGACAACCAATTATTGTATACCAAAATTTCTTACTTTTAAACATTGTACCTATCAAAAACTTTTCAAAAAATTTATTCATTTTATCTATTTTTAATTACTAATTCAATTTTATTTTCCATCTTATTATCTAAGATTGTTTTCATTAAAAGGTTATGAGCATTTGTACTTTGGTAAACAACATCATCACCCCTCATCATACCTGTTAATATACAACCTCTACTATCTTTTGCAGAATTACCACGATGAAACAATATGTATGTTCTATCAGGCACATCTTCTACAATTAAGTGTGTGTAATCTCTGCTAGCACTTTCTTCAGCATATCTAACTCTACAATTATACACGCCTTTTGGCACGCAAGATATACCTTTTTGATTGTTTTTCCAAGGAAGTTCTAATGTATGTGCTATAAACTCTCCATTAAGATAAAGCTTACCTATAATAGATTTGTCGCTAAATGTATCTCTTATAAGAAAAAGATTGCAACTATTCATTAAATACTGCGTAAATTCGTACTCCTTTTACCTCAGCTATAAGCTTTTTAGTTGCTTTAACTTCTTCTACTTTATCCATATACTTTGGATTCTTAGAGTTTAGTTTTCTTTTTTTAGGCATATTATGCTGTTACAACCATAAATTCTACGTCACAAGCAGCCGTATCTGCTGTTCCCAAAATAGATGTTATATCTTCAAAAGAACCAAAAGTTGTGCTGTTATCAGCAGCATCTATTTCGTTGTTCATAAGTAATAAGCTCTCGCCTGCAGCAAGTTTTAACCAAAAACTATCATCACCGTTATACACTCTTAAATTAACAAAATTAGTATCGTCTAAATTAGTAACTCTAAAATAAACATAATCTGTCGCCACACCTGTACCTGCGCTGTCTAAACCTGCAAAGTTAAACATAGAAGTTTCAGAAGTACCAACACTCATAATTCTTTGGTCTACTTTACCTTTAGATGTAAATACTTTATTAGTTGTATTACCATAACTTACACCATTTAAGGTGTATGATTCTGTTATTGTTACTGTTAGGTCTGCTGCTGTTACTGTACTTGCCATATTATTTTTTTTGTTTTATAAATTGATAAATTGAGAATGATATAGCCATCACTAAAGAAATTGTAGATAAAACCTCGTTAATTTCTGTTAAAGATATCCCTATCGCACTTGCATTTGCCAATCCTACTTTTATTGTATCTTGTATTGTATCATTCATTTTATTTATATTAATTGTCATATCCTACTTCTATTCCTACTTTAAAAAATGCTGTTGCTGCTAGACTACATTTTACCATAGCAAACAACACATCACCTGCAGATAAAGAGCTTTCAGGTGTTAAATTTCTTGTTACCACTACTTTATCATTACTTGATAAACCTTCTATGCTTAATTCATTTAAAAGTACAGGTGTTACAGGGTCTTCTATTCCTGAAACAAAAGTTACTTTACACAAAGCAACAGTTACTACAGAAGCTGTAGTAGAGTTTGCTAATAAATAAATTCTTTTTAAAGTACAATCATTATTAATTACTATTGATTTTACTTTAAAAAAATCACCTACATCTAAAGTTGCGTTTCCAATAGTAGAAGCTCCATATCCTTGGTTATATTCATTTGGAGATTGACCGTCAGTCATATTAGCTCCAAAATAATAATTTGCATTAGCTGCTGTTACATATCCTTGTATGTCAAAGCTTTCTGTTTTTATTTGATTTTTTTCTACCCAAACTAAACTACCATCAGTATTGTTTGTTCCTGAGCCTATATTTTTACTTAATAAAGTATCATTATTTGCAGATTCAAATCCTTTTGGATTATGTCTGTTTACATCAGTTAGGTTTTTATGTTCGTTAGAAGCCATTTATTTATTTTTAACAATCAACACAATCACAATTACACCTACCATTATTATAATCAGAACCACAAGTAAAGCAACCTTCTATACCATTGTATTTATATATGCTATCATAAAATATCATACCGTGGTTTTTATATGTTTTGTTTCCTTTGTTAGGTTTATTAGCTTCATAAGTTGGAAACATACCTGCTTGGTCTGTGCCATTTAAATAATCAATCATATCATTAGCAAAAATTTCTGCCTTTCTATATGTGTCTTGTTTAAATGCATTATAATCACTTGGTGTAATTACATTAGAAAACTCATCTACATTATGAACAATACCACTAGAAGTTATATTGCTCATTATGTCATTTACTACTTCAAATCTTACAAACCAACACAACGTATCTTCTAAATAATAATCCATAAATGTTTGATTATTAACAGTTAAAGTGCCGTTGTTGTGTTGTTCTTTTAACTCTGCATAGAACTTATCGCCTAGCAGCGACCTTATATGAGCAAGCTCTGCTAAAACAATAGTGTTTTCAGATACTAAAACAGGGTCAGTATTTTTATTTGTAAATGTTTTACTTATAACCTCTCCTGCTGTAACTAATGTTGTATATTGTTTTGTGTTTGCCATTTTATTGTTCTACTGTTATTTCTTTTGATTCATCTACTTCACCATCTCCATCTCCATCTTTTTCTGTTACAATGATTTCTCTGTCTGCAACAAACATATCGCCATCTTCTAACATTGGTAAATCTTCATCTATCAACATTCTTTGTTCATTGATAGTTAATACCTCTCTAATGTCTACGTCATTAGCATAAGAAATTGGCGGCTCATAATGAATTTTTAAATCTCTAGGCTCATAACCCATTTCATTATAAAGAACCGTTCTAATACCATTTAACAATAACTCAGAAGTATCTCTAATTACAGTAGTCATAACTAAATCATATGCTATTCTAATCTCACTTCCTGTATTGTTCATTTTTCCTGAACTTACTATACCTGATAAAGATGGCTGCCATCTATTAGCGGTAATTATATTTTGGTCTGTAATTTGTTGTAAATCTAGCCAACTGCCATCTTGGTCATCTTTTATTACTTGTACGTTAGCAGGTGATGTATCACCATTCTTAACAATAAATAATATTTTACCATTGTTTCCTTCACCAACAAATTTTCTTTGTGCTTCCTTAACCATTTTTTGAGCTTCTTCTTCACCCATATCACCTGATATTTCTACAATAGCAGAAGGTTGAAAGCCATTTTGGAATTTACTATGATTCCATTTACCTATTTCGTAATCTACTGCAATATGCTCTAATGCAGCAACATAATCAGGTAATCCATAAAAATTAAATGTAGGCTCATAATCTTTAAAATGTATAACGAATTTATTATGTGCTACTCTTGGATATATAGGTAACCTGTACATCTTGTCCTCATTGTTCCAATATCTACACCAATCAGGATTTACATAAACTTCTTTTTTTGATTTAGACATTCTTACTGTTGTAGCGTCTAAATGATATATATTTATACCACCATCATATCTTACGCACTCCATATAAGCATTACCAAACGTATAATAATCGTCTGCTAATTTTTTAAATACGTCTCTTAATGATTCTTGGTTGGCATTTACATCTTCTATGAACTCTTTTAAAGGCTCGTTATCACATACAAATTTAGCACCACTTGTAAATACAGTTTTTTGTGCTAATACGCTTCTATGTGTAGAAGATTTTCTTTTTAATTCTGCTAAATATTGAGGAAATAAATTATCATTACCAAATGGAACCCACTTAGTAGATATGTTATTTAAGTTTTTTGGTTCAGTAATATTTGGTGGAACAGCTAAATCAAATACTCCAAACTCAAATGTATTTTTTTTAGTCGTCTTTCTTAACTGACTTGTCTTTTTTGTTTGTCTTTTTGATACTGCTTTCCTCATTAGATGAATTTTTAATAATTATAGATGTTAATTTTCTGTCCTCGTACAAATATGCTAAAATTTCTTGAGAAGCATTATCCCAATCAACCAAGCCAAAATTCATTACACTAGAACTAAGACCTTTATATTTATCTTTAATTTTATATTTTGCCATAATTGTATAAGTTTTTAAATATGAAGGTAAAGATAGTATATTTATTTCTTTACAATCACACATATTAAAAAGATATAAGCAGGGAGCTTTTGATAACTCCCTGCTAAATCTATAATTATTAAGCTGTAGCTGCTGTTAATCCATCAGAAGACGGTGTAATTGCCCCTGTATATTCCAAAGGTAATTCATACTGTCTAGCCATTAAAGTTACAGTCAAGCCATTTTCATCTTGGTAAGCCGCACCACTACCACCTTCAATACTTGTAAGGTTAGCTGTAGTTTGATTTCTTGTCCAAGGAGTTGTACCTCCCCCTACATTTTCATATAGGTAAGAAAAACCTACTAAGAAAGCTTTGCCGCTATGTAATTCAACTATTCCTACAGGACAACCTGTAGATAGTTTTTCTATAGCTACTGAATGAGCTGCTTCCATATTTGGAACGTGAAAAGAAATTGAACACTCATAAGCTGTTGTTCCATTCTCTTTTGTTGCATTTATAGATAAAGCAGCAGTTTCAGCTTTAAACTCAAACCTTGCCCAATCAACAGTACCTGTTATACTTGTTACAGTATGGTCGGCAGGTGGAGCAGTAATTGCAGGAGTAACTGCATCAATATTACTAATGTCTGTTAATAATATTTGTTTTACCCCTCCTACAGCGTTTAAGTCTGCACATTCTATAAATAATCCTGAATCTATTGCCATTTTATTCTATTTTTTAAAGTTAATAATTATACTATTAATGCTCCTCCTGTTACTAAAGAATTCCAACCGAATTGGTAACCCATTGTAAAGTTAGAACGGATATACATATTATCAGAAACTTCATCATAGAACATTTTTAGCTGTGTATCAGGGTCAGTTACGTTAGAACCAATCATTAGATTGTCTTTTGCAGCGTAAATAACACCATTTTTGATATCAGCAGCACCACCTGTTACACCTGCGCAGTTAAATAATGCAGGGTCTAAAGCTGTTAAAGCTGTATCCCACTCATACATAGGAACTAATTCTACACCTCTAAATCTTAGTCTAGCGTAGTTTACTCCTGTTTGAGCTTCTGAATGTCCGTAGTCTACTGCTCCTGCTACTGCAACTGCTGTTAAAGCACCGTAGTATGCATTGTATAGGTTAGGTGTTACAAACATTCTCTTTTCTGATGCAGGAATTTGCTGTAATTCAGCAGGCGCACCATCAAAGATAGTAGTTAATAAAGATACTGCATCTGCTGTAGCAATAGTTCCTCCAACTGCTTCAGTATTAGCTTTGCTAGTTCCTGTAGCTGTTACCTCAATTAATTGAGTACCATTGATTGCATTTGCTGCAGATAATGATTTCCATAGACCGTCAGCCCAAGCATAAGAACAAGTTGCTCCACCTGCTGCTACTGAAGTATCTCCTGCCCACATATTTCTTACAACATCTGATTGGATACCGTGTCTAACTCTGTTTAAAATTACATCTGCTAATTGTGTTCCTGTTAAGTCAGGCATATTGATACCTGCTTTGTAAGACTCAACGATAAATTGGTCTTTAAACTCGTCCCAACATTGTACTTGCTTAACCGATACGTTGTTTACTGTAATCACTTTAGGTTCAATAGTGAAACCTGCAGGGTCACAAGTATTAGTTGAAGAACAACCTGTGTTTAATGCTGTAATACCTTGTAATTTAGGTGCTAGCATTAAGTTTTGTTTATATTTTACGTTAGGGTAAACCGTGTAGTTACGCATAATATCATCAGAACGAAACATTGGTTCTAATAAAATTTTTGAAGCATAAGTTCCTTGGTAATTTGCGCCTAATCCGTCTAAAGCTATATTTGCCATTTTTTTATATTATTTATTAATTTATACTTATTTTAATTTATCTGCTAATGCAGAGAAGAACTTATTTTCTTTGTCCTCCACTTTGTTTTCAATAACTACAGGGTCACCATCAGTTGATAGCTCAGTCCCTTTAGCATCTGCTTTACTTAATAAAGCATTTAGTCTTTCTACTTCTTGAGTCAGAGTTTCTTTTTCTCCTTCTAAATCAGTAACAAAACTATTAAGTTCAGTAACTTTAGCTTCAAATCCTGAAAGTTTCTCAGAAACTTCTTTTTCATCAGCCATCATCACCTCTACCTCTTTAACGTCAGAAGCCTCAGACTCATCACTAGATTTTACTTTAGCAATAATTTCTTCAACTTTAGCGTTAAACCAATTTTTCAATTCTTCGGTCATTTTTTTACTTTTTAAATTAACACTTAGTTTATTTTGAATTTCCTTGTCTGTTATATTTTTAAACTTAGAAACGTCATATTTAGCCGCTACTTTAATAGCGTCAGAGATAGAGTCAATGAATCCCAAATTATAAGCTTCGTCAG